AACGTGAGACAAGTTCTTTGTACAGAAGAAGTGAAGATTTACAATCACTTAAACGTAACAAAAAAGTGAAAGATGTTAAGCGTTTAGAATGGCTTCTCAAAAAGAAAGAAGAAGTCAAAAATCAATTGATTCATAACAACACAACTAACGTTTACCAGTACATTGATAATCTATTTACAAGAGAAATATCATTGTCAGAAGAATATTATACTTATCATACTGTAGGTATGTACTACTTCTGGCCACCTAAACCCTACGAAAAATTGGAATACGGAAATCCTGTCGTCGATGCACATCTAAATTTTGTTTTTACGAAAAACCCCGAAGCAGATAATAACTTGAAACCTGTATAAGTTGCTAAATTGGTATATAAACTTTAGCATTATATTATATAACACATTCTCAATGACATCTCAATCTGTTAATTTACAATATGACCGAGACAAAAACGAATACATTCCCATATTAAAACAAACACAAACACAGTATAATACTGTACAACCACTTAATATGATATTTATTACAGAAGATGAGAGAATTGCATTATCACCTCCAAAACGAAACAATCGTGTAAATAATAATGAGACCGCCAGTTTTCCATTCGTACTACAACTCTATATTGGTACGTTGTCTGTTATTGGATTATATGTCGTATATCGATATGTGAAATAATGCATCTACTACTAATGATGCATCTACTGTTAGGTAGATATTTCGCCGCGTTAGCGGCGAAACTAATCATTTGAATATATCCGTTTTTCAAATATATTCAAATTTTACAAGAAATTTATAGCTTAAATCTCTTAAACAACTCAAGTGCAACTAGTGCACCTAGTATTTGTGCTACAATATAAGGTACCAACTCCGATGTGCTAATCTTTCCTAATGAAGCCATGATTACTGACACTGCAGGATTAATATGACCGCCTGAAATCTTAGAAGCCAATAGTACGGAAAGTGCTAAAGCTGCACCGATCGCCAATGGATTTCCTGTCGCCAAAATAACATATACGTAAAAGAGAGTACCCAAAAATTCTGCTAAATACTTCTGCATTTTTACTGTAAAAATATTATATTATTATAGCAGATTTTATTCATTTGTTATTTATCCTGCTGCTCTTCCTGTCGCTGTTCTTCTTGTAGCTACTTTTGAAGGTACTGTCGCGCCACCACTGCGCACTCTATGCAACGCTTGTCTCGAATCATTTATATCTTTATGTGTTGTGTACGATATATTTCCATCTGAACCTGGTACCTTTGAGACATTTCCAATAGTTCTTGTTCCTTTCTGTTTCGCCAATATAGATGCATCTCTAGAATTACTATTTCCATACCACTTTTTCGCTTTCACATCTTTTACTGGTAATTCTCTTTCTTTTGTGTAACTAGGTAAACGTGCATAACTTCTACGGTTCATACTGAACACATTTCCACCACTGCTTACGCCATCTTTTAATGGCATTGCATTTTGTCCTTTCAAAACACCATTATTTATATTATCTGGTAAAGGTCTTCTTCCTGTAAAAAACATTGAGCAAACTATATAAATATTAATTATATTTTTACAGTATAAAATTATGTCAGCTTCTTCTTCTGTTCTATATTTGTATGTAAACCAAGAAAATAAATACTTGGTAACACTTTATGAACAAGCAATTAAGTCTCACAATGAACACGTCCTAAATGACCCATTCCCCAATTCTGGTTTTGATTTGTATATCCCTGCTTCAAATACTGTACCATATAAGTCCGACATGAATGGTACATTAGTCGATTTACAAATTAAGGGCGAAATGAAAGATAACAATAAGTCATACGCATATTATTTGTATCCTAGGTCTTCACTATCCAAGACACCATTAATGTTGTCTCATTCTGCTGGAATAATCGATTCTGGATATAGAGGTTTTATGAAAGCATCTTTGAGAAATCTTAGTCAAAATGATTATAAAATCGAACAAGGAACCAGATTGGTCCAAATTATACACCCAACTATGGATGCATTTACTGTACAGTTAGTAAGCGATGAGTCACAGTTATCCAGTACATCAAGAGGCACTGGTGGCTTTGGGTCTACTGGAAAGTAAACTAAAATAAATATAAATATTTTTACAGTTATTTACTTACTAAAAATGTTTACCGACTCAGGGAATAATGGTAGATTTATGGATATGTTCAAAATGAATACTATTATGAATCTCCGTACAGGTGATGCTTTCATTGATATGATTATATCTACTATTGTAGCTGGTATTATTTCAATCGCAGTCAGTCAAGGACATAGATTATTAGATAACCAAATACTCTTACATTTTTTCTCAAATATCAAAAAACGATTTCGTAATAGAGTTATAATTGAAGGAAGACGTACCTTTCGTTCATCTTCTTGGAATACCAGTTTCAAAAATATATGGAGCCTACGATTCGACGCATTATGGGATTTCATTAATAATGAACTTCAGTACAGTGGAGTAAAATGTTTGAGAGAAATACAGTGTTCACATACCAACTGTGATGATGAAATAAGCGGTAAAGAAACACCAGTATCTGATAATATTTTTATAGTAGATCAAGGGTCTGTCTCATTTCGATTATTGAAAGACAGAGACATATATTGTACAGTATACATCGAAGACAATAATGGCGATTCTGATAAAATGATTGAAATTTGTGGTAAAGTCGAGACAATTCGTCTTGAAATATATAGTTTTACGATTCCTGTACACGAATTGACCAAAGTAGTAGATGAAATCACACGAACATATATTGAAAAACAAGAAGACAAACGACGAGATAAAGTATTCATTTATGCACTACACGGAAATACTGATATGAATACGAATAATCACGGAGATTCCGAAGACAATAATTGTACAGTATGGATGGAAAGACCATTTCGTTCTACCAGAAAATTTGAAAATCTTTATTTTACAGGAAAAGATGCACTTATACGGAAAATCGAGTTTTTTGAAAATAACCGTGAATGGTATGAGAAAGAAGGACACCCGTACACATTAGGAATTGGATTGTCTGGACCACCAGGTACTGGAAAAACATCTATTATAAAAAGTATTGCAAATCATTTCAAACAAAAAAAGAGACATTTGATACAAATACCTCTTAACCGAATAACATCTGAAGAAGACTTTTACAAGTATTATTTTGAATCTACTTATAATCGTAATAACAAATACGGTTCCGTTGATTTCAGTAAAAAGATTATCGTATTGGAAGATTTAGATTGCATGAGCGATTTAATATTAGATAGACAACACAAAACAACCGACTTAACTGAGACAAAAACATCGAGCAAAAAAGAAGATTTCCATATGTTTGAAAATTTAGTAAATGTTGTCTCTACAGTAAAAGATGGTAAATCCAGTCAAAATAACTATTTTTCAACAAAGGAAAACAAATTGACATTATCATTTATCCTAAATATCCTTGATGGATTGGATGAAAATGATGGTAGAATATTAATCGTCACTAGCAATTATTTTGATCAAATCGATAAAGCACTTGTACGACCAGGAAGAATCGATATAAAATTGGAAATGACAAATGCTACAATTGAGACAATTAATGAACTGTACAATCACTATTACCACGAAGATATACCCGAAGAATATAAGAGCAGAATAAACGACTACGTTATGAGTCCTGCCGAAATTGTCAACATATATCGTACAACAGAAACGTCAACTGAATTTTTAAATGTTCTTATAGAAAAATGCAGTAAAGAATTAATGAATACTAGTAATTCGAATATGTAAAATAATGTCTCGCTTACGTGATACATCGTAAATAGAATCTTCTTGAATTTCAGGAATACCTTGCTTATCCCATTTCCACGTTTGATGTGTTTTTAACATTAGTTTGTACGGATAAAACACGAAACGCTTCTTTCCGAAAAAAACATTGATACCCTTCTCGTTTACTACACCATCCCACAATTCACTCATTGTATATTCTTGCACTTTATGCAAATTATTGTATTCGTCTATCCAATAATTTGACGGCAAACGTGGTTTGATTTTAACAACTAAATCCTTATTTTGAATATCATATACAAGTTCGTGATGCCATAATGGAATCAATATAGTTTCACCAAGTTTTGTATATTGATATACATTATTACTCCATAGGTCTTCTAATGATGGCTCAACCATAAAAATATCTTTGTCGACATTCGACTCGTTTTCTTTGTCTACTTTCTTTTCTGTCTCATCTATTTCTATCTTATATTCTCTATCCCATTCATAATCATATACTGTTTTATAAGAAGTAACATTTCCACTACTATCATTTACAGGCGTATTCCTTCTACGATTTCGATTTTGTTCTTGGTGCAGTAAAAAGATTTTCCGTTTTTCCATTAAATCATATAACTTTGGCGATAGCTGGAATACATGTCTATATTTATCTAAGAGTTTATATATGATATTGAACTTTTCACCTTCTAAATGGGTTATCATTTGTTCTGCTTGTTTCTCACATACACTCAGTATTTTATCTAAAACATCGTCTAAATACCGAATCGCATTTGGGTCATCTACTGTACCTAAAAATACACGCATAATGGATAAATATGATGGCACATTTGTCTCATACTCGGGTGGTTCGTGAAAATTGACATCAAATGAATAATTATTCGTGTACAGTTCTTTCAAAAAACTATATGCTTCTTGTACTTCCCTAAAATCATCTGATGTATCTTTGTGGGGATTCTTGTCTGGATGATACTTCAACGCTAGTTTTGTGTATTTTTGTCTCAATAATTTTGGATTTGAACATACTGTATGTGTATCGGATTCACTTATTTCCAGTATATCACACGCTTCTCTAATGTTCATAACATAGACTTGTATTGTAACTAAAACAATTCTATGTTTATGTATATTCCGAATAGTGAATTTTATTCAGAATGAAGAAAAATATATTCTCTAAATGATAGATGGAACGATAATTATTGTTAAAGTATTTTAGTTGTACAAAAAAGTTTGAAATCACGTCTGTAATATCGGTTTTTGAGACAAACAATTCATTCGCGATACAGTAAAATAAAATATGACTAAATGATTCTGTTACATCCACATTAAAAATAAGAATATCGTACAAATGATTACGAAATGTTTTCACATCAATCAATTCTGGATTCATCAAAAAATAAATAATATTATCATTTACAATATCGAATAACTCTTTTGGACAATTATCAATGCGAGACACTCTTTTTAGGTTGTGTAATTCCTTTGCGTTCAAAATATTACTCGCAGTTATAGAACCCAAATGAGCGGGTATTGTCTCAATGCACGATTCATATAATTGGAGAGTCGGACGTTTTATAGGTATAGTTTGGCAGTTATCGATAATGTCTTGTGGAATAAAACTTACATGCTCTGTAAGCAGTACAAAATGTAATTGTATATTATAACGATGAAGTGGATGTTTCATATAACTGTAAAAAACATCGAGTAATTCATTATAAATGTGATGAAAATTTTTACATACAATAATACCAACCTTTTCTTTTTTCAATGAGACAATGTCTATTATTTGGAAAAAAATATCATGCCACAGCGTTTTAGAGTTACAGCCAAGAAGTGACATATCTACCTCATAATGTAACTCACTTATTCTGAATGTGAATTCCTGAGGTTTTGCTGGAAGTGCTAATGCTTTACTATTTGTCTCGCCGTTCGTTTTTGTCTCGCTAGTGGTTGTACCCTTTTTGGTTTTTGTAGTATCTGTTTTACATTTCTTCTTTTCTAGTTTATCTGTAATTACACCAATTCGTTTATCATATTTCAAATTATTTGTACTGTATTTCGAAATTATTTTCAATGCCTGTGAGTATTTACCTACACCAGATGGACCGTACAATATTAAATTTTTAAATTCTGGTAAACTATTTGGTAATTTGTTGTCAACCATCTCTAATTCAGGATGCAAATTGGAACGATTTACTGATTTTATATAGTCTTCAAAAGTACTTTCGTGATATTTCATTGATTTATTTACTGTATACTAACAATAATACTTGTTTATATATCTCCACCTATTATATCTTATTTTTTGACGCCTACTTTTACTCTGCTGTCCTTTTACGGAATTTTTTGTAATTTTCATATGAATAAAACATTGAAAGACTCGCAAATAACATTATAGCCAAGGGACCTAATGTTTTTGTAAACAGAGAAATAATAGAACCTGGTATTCTCCACATACCTAAGAATATATTGTACTGTGTAGACAAAGCAAAGAAGCTTGAAACTACCATTGTAATTAAAATAGCCAAGAACGTTTGCATCTTTTTATAATTTTGGTCACTAATAAAGTCATCTACATTATTTTTGTCTCCTTCTTTGTCAACTCCTATACCAAACATAATCATTGTCAACGCTACCATAATTCCAATAAATGACACGAACAATCGTTTCGGTGTTTCCGCCAAAAACCACTTATCTTGTACAGTTTTAAATCCAAGTTCGAATAATGTAATTACGACAGGCGAACCCATAATACCGAAAAATAGACACATCAAGAAGAAAATAAAGCGTTTTAACGGTTTATGGTTTCGTTTTGACTCAAGTTCTTTACGTTTTCCTTTGAATTCAGGCATATCATTGAAGGTAAATGAATTATCACCAAATCTACCATTTTGGATAGATTCGCGGTCTAATATATAATTCTTTTGAACCTTCTTCGACTTACCATATATTTGTTCCATATTATGCTGAAAGTGAATCATAAAACCTTGGTCTGCTGTAAATTTACTTCGCATACCTTCATCTATGTACTGTATTTCAGTTTCTAAATTTTTATACTTTTTGACAAGATACTCCCAATTCTGTTTTGTATCAACGTTATTATTTACATTACCATTATCAACATCGTACGAAAAACTAATATCATTATCATCATCGTAGACAAATAATTGTTGATTGAAGAAAAGTGCAGTATTATCGATTACAGTTTTGATCTTTATTTTGTCACCAGATAAAGTAACCTTTTCTGCCTCGCCTACCCTTTGAGTCGGGAAATTACTTTTGATAGTAGTAGTATCACCTATATTCAAATCGTCAAATGTAATATCTTCAGTATAATATGTTTTATCGTGCGGTTCAAATAACTCTTCTTTTAATTTATTTTCTCCTTCATGCTTTGCAAAGAACGCAGGGAATAATGCAACTATACAACATATTACCATACCAAATAATATATGTACAGGTGTAAACTCTCCAATCAAAGGATGTGTAAAACTTTTACCAAAAATAATGCAAAATACTGTAAAACCTACTGTAAGAATTAAAGTAATCAAGACAACCAACATAACTTTTGCCAAATTTCGATAATGGATTGTATTACGGTAAAAATCCCCACCAAACAGATTCCCTATATTGACCACGTCATAACCATCTGTCACTAACGGTCTATTATTCGCATCTCCGTGTTTCGTATTCGCTCTCCTATATTTCAATCGAATGAAAAACGTAAAAATAACTATCAAAAATGTTATACAGTACATCAAAAATGCCTTTGACAGATTTGGGAATGGCATTAATAAACTAAGCATTCCGTGCCATTTTTTATCCATCCATTCTAGTACACTCGGCATAAAGTCAGTAAATGATTTAATACGTGTACCAATGGGGAATTCTGTACGAAGCATTTCATCAGGATTATTCACCTTTTTAGGATCAAACAAATTTGAATTTAAGAATGTGCTAAATTGGTCACCCATCATTACCCAAATAAGAACATTGGATATGATGTACAGTATACTGACGGTTTTGTCTCGTTTTTCAACCGCACGGTCATTCGTTTTAATGTTGTGATTACCTTCCTTTTCAAATTCTCCTCTACGGGCCTTACCACGCCTAACATTCTCATTTTTTAGAATCACAAACAGTAAAATGATAAATTGCAACAAATATGTGACAATAATAGACATATATGAGTACATTATCATATTCCCCGACGACTTGTGCGTTTTACCAACCAATGAACCCATTTTCACAAACTCTTTCATCCACACAAATGGAAATGTATTATTCAAAATAAATAACAATATCCAAGATAAATACTCTGTCGACCGATGATGAAATAATTGGAAAAACGATATTATGTACAGTATAATGGGAACAACAAAACTACCAGATTCTAAAGAAACGTTTCGAGACAATGCTTCGAATAATTCCTTCATATTCTTTGCACTTTTTTTTGCACCTTCTTTGACAAATGTAGTCGTTTTTTTACCCATTTCTTTTGCGTCCTCCATCTTTATATTAGAACCTAAATCTTCTTCACTTGTTATTGAATTTGTAGTTGTCTTTGTGGTTTCAGACATTTTTAATTACTCTTTATAATATTAAGAGTGATTAAACTCCCGAATCTTTTTTCTGTGTTTCAATCCATTCTAATAGAACATTTGATTCACAAGTCATAAATCCACCGCGGAATTTTTTAAGAGAAATAAACTCGGGTGCCTTCATATCTTTTGTACAGTAATACACATATGCACCATATTTTCCTGTACGAATACTTGTGTGGTCATTTAATCTTCTTAAAACACCTTTATTGCTTTCCGCTTTTTTCATTTTCACTTCTTCTAATATCTCGACCAATTCTGCAAATGTTAAATCACCAATCGCTTTCTTAATGCCTAAATACTTGAAACTTTGTTTTTTGTCTCCCCATTCTGCATAAGCACCGTGCTGACCCTTTTTAATGTACAGTGGATTACCTTCATAAAATCCTAGGTAATCATCGGATATTTCTAATAAATCCTCTAAACGGTATTCTTTGTTCTCTAACTTTTCAAAATCAATCTCAACATTTGGATTTACAGAACGATTTCCTTTCTCTTCATCCTTGTATTTAATATATGCACCATTTTTACCAAACACGAGACAACATTCTTCGTTTATTTCGTATGCTTGTCTCATCTTCTTTTCCAATGGACTTTTGCATTTCTTAATTTCGTCATCACAATTTGTACAAATGATTACACCATCCTTTGAGACATCCTGTACCATCTCATCTAAATCACATTCCATTTGTTTCGTATAATCGTAGGAAAAAAGAGACGAGAAATGTTCCACTAATTGACAAACAACTTGTTTTCCTAAATCCTGTATTATCAACTTATTCTTTTCTGCACCAAATATTTTCTCGATTGTTTTCACATGGATTTCATCCCCATCCACTTTTGATAGAGTATATTCATTACACTCAAATGTCTCACCAGATGTATCCTCTTTTGCAACATATTTGCGTTCCTTTATTGTCTCAACTAACATTGAAAATGTAGATGGTCTTCCAATACCAATGTCTTCCAATTTCTGTATTAATCCAGCTTCTGTATAATGTCTTGGTTTCTCATTCGAGACAACTGTACACACAATCCGTTGGTACGGTATTTGTTTTCCTACTTGTGAGACAAAATATAGTCTCATACCATTGTGCTTTTCTTGTTCCTTTAGGAAATCTGATTCTGCAATAGTTGCACGTTTCCATCCTAAAACTTGTCCAATCTCTAAATCATAATGATATGTACAGTTCATTGGTGCACTAACCGAGACATCAGTGTGTTCCGCTACATAGTTTGGCATACAACTCTCAATCGTTCTCATACGAATCAGCTTATAAAGCGCCTTTACCTTTACATCTCCGTCTGTTATCGTCTCACATTTCAAATCTGTAACACGGATAGCTTCGTGTGGATTGGAGTTATCCTTATTTAGTACAGCATCTAAGTCACCTATATATTTTTCTGTTTTGTATTTCCCCACTAAATATTCTTTCATTTTCACTAGAAAAGCATCTGCATATTTTGTACTATCTGTACGCATATATGTGATATACCCATTTTGATACAATGTTTGACAGTGCGCCATTGTCATTTTAGGCGATAAATGTAATTGTGAACTTGCCGTTTGCAATAATTTACTTGTATTAAATGGTTTTGGAGGAGTTTTCGTTTTTACTGTAGATGATGATATCGAGACAATATGCGAGAACTTCTTCGATTCTTCCAGAAATAATAAACACGTATTAGTTGTACAGTCGAACCGCTTATCAAGTGTCATTTGTACAGTAGAAGGATGGGTAAAAAATGTTCCTGTAATAGAATATTCTAGTGCATCTTTTTTCTTCTTATCGTTTTCTAATTCATTGTCATATATTAACCGCAATGCAGGAGTTTGACAACGCCCAGCTGACAGGAAATCCGACGATTCGTGTACTAACAATCTAGTCAAAAAAGGTGATATTTTAAAACCAATCATTCTATCCAGTATTTGTCTCGTCTGTTGTGCCTTAACTATATTCATTCTTATCTTCATCGGATGTTGTACGGAATTTTGTAACGCATTTTTCGTTATTTCATGAAATATAATTCGATGAGTCTTTTCTACATCCAATCCAAACACTTTACATATATGCCACGCAATACCTTCACCCTCCCTGTCGTCGTCTGTAGCTAAAAATATATTATTTACATCAAACTGTACAATAATACTACGCATATAGTTGACGTGAGACAATTTTTCCTTAATTGTCTCGAACTCAGGTTTGTAATTATTTTTCTTAGAATGTATCTTTGACAATTGACGAATATGACCTTTAGAAGATATGCACTTATACTGAAAACCTAAATATTTCTCTATTTTATCGCATTTAGATGGTGATTCAACAATCAACAAATATGGAGTATTTAATGTATTTATTTTTTTCATTTCTACTGCCGCTGTCGCTTTTTTCGGCCCAGTCCATTTCTTCTTCTTATACATTTATTTATTGTTGAAACGCGTTCAAAATATTCTATTATTATATTCTTTTATACTTTTATATTTTTATGTAAGTATTGTATACAATATATTTTCCCTAATGTGTGACTATGAGTGGACAGATAGTATTGAACATACTTTAGATATGATTCGTCTCAACTGTGTGAACTTAAGTGAATACCATAAAGAGCAATACGAAGTTTTTAAATCTAGGTCTACAATAACACGTATACCTATTTTTGTACTGACCTCTATCAATGCATACGCTGCAGTAGGTATTCGAAAGTACTTGAAACAAGCGTATATTTCTGATATCAATTGCGGTATTTCCGTGTTTATTGCATTAATGATTGTAATTCAAGCTATTTTACAGTATCAGGGTAAAATGGAAACAGAACTCATGAAGTTCAAAGAATATTATTTATTGAGTGTACAGATTTTCAAAATTCTACATACTGCACGCATTGATAGAAAGGTCGATGGTAAAGTGTTTTTAGAAGAAAAGTTTTCTAAATATGAAGAACTTGTCTCAACCAGTGATATTATTCAACATTTTAAAGATGATTTGTTACAGCAACCTGATAATATGATAACCGAACCAGTTATTGACAAGAAAGATTACAATAAAATGTGTCAACAACTATTTGACCATTGGAATATTCTGTACAATCCTAAACTGTACTACTTAAAAAAGCGAAACGCAAGTATAATTAAGTCACTTAAAGAACAATGGAAAGAAGTTTTCAGTAAAGATGACAATAAAAAGGAGGAAAAAGAAAAGAATACAGGTGAGACAGAAGAATCACAACCTTTGAATGATGTAGAAAACCCCAAGGAGTCAGATGAAGCCACGTTTGATGAAATACAACTTGTAGAGAAAAAGGAGGATGCACCCGTAGAGAAAAAAGAGCAAAAGAAAGAAGAAACCATATTTGATAATCCTTTCTATAATCCATTTTCTTACGATATTTTCAATACAGGCTTTGTAAAAGAACAGTTAGATAAAGACCAGCAAGAACTTGAAAAAATGAGAAAAATGGTAAAAGAACAAATTAAAAAAAACCGACCTAAAAGTATGAATATGTCATACCTATAATGGATATAGTACAGTATACTGGGGAAATACAATCTGATACAATATTGTATATTCTTTTTTTTATTAATTGTGTATTCATAACTATCATGGTACTGGACACTTGTATCACTAAAATCAAAAATGATTGATTGATTTATGAAAAATTGATTTATTTGTCTCATACTGTAACATACAACAAATTATTTTACAGTATTAATTACAACATAATGGAACAAGAATTATTCAATATAGTGAAATTCGGCTCACCTCCACATAAAGCAATGGAAAAAATTACGACCATTATAAAAAACGGAGTAAACCCTAATACAAATTTATATTGCGAGCATAATAGAGGATATATAACACGTAAAAATTATCCCATTATGTATGTAGCAATAAGAGAAGGACACATTCACGTTATAAAAATATTAGGAGACAACGGAGCAAAATTCAATTATGATGAAGATATTTCATTACTTGGATATGCACTCAGAATATGGTATATTAGCTACAGTAGTATTGTTGACAGAAATCACGAAAGACAAACAAACATAGGTCAGTATAATAAGTATTATAAACTGTGGCCGATTGATAGAGAAGAAAGGTATTATCGAATTGTTGCATATTTAATACAAAATAACGCGAAAATTTCCTCAATTAGACAAAACCATCAATTATTTTATAAAAAATACTATGAGAGAAAGCGAAAAATGCACATTGTAAAACAAATGTTTGTATTTGTTATAAACGAAAAAACAAACACCAGTGTAGGTAACTCGATATTAGATATGTTGGAAGCAGAAAATGAATTTTATTTACAGTTTGATTCTATTCATTTATAATATTATTAGCAAATAAAAGTAAGAACATAAAATTGATAATACACATTTATTTTTTTATACAGTACCATATATTCAGTCATGTACACTGTAAAAATTAATGATAGACAATATAATTCGTGGGAATTTGTTTCTATTGACGAGACAAACGAAACACCACCCGAAGAATTCCACCCTTTGAATCACAAACTATTCCACGGTGACCAAATTACATTTAAACCGAATGATGTGTACTGTATTACACTATCACCATTGAGACAAAGTCAGAATATTCCTGGAATTCTTATTTTGGAAAACAATCGGACATATGGACGTACCGAAAATAAAAAACGGTTGTTATATAAATGTAGACCATATGACCCACAATATCCAGATTTCTTAATACCGTACAATATTACTATGGGATTTCATAAAAACTTTCAAAATAAATATGTGACATTTAAGTTCGACCATTGGAATCCAGACGACAAACACCCTTATGGTATATTGTCTCAAGTAATTGGTGATGTACACAACTCAACCTCTTTTTATGAATACCAATTATACTGCTACAACTTACACAATAGTATTACACCTGCTATCCATTACTGTAAAAAGAAAATGGCGGATCAGTCAATCGAATCATATATGGAACAAATCGAGACAAACCCTGCACAATATGGTGAAATATTAAAAACTAGCAGGGATGATATATTTACAGTAGACCCAACAGGATGCAAGGACCGCGATGATGCAATTTCCATTACTAGAACACCATTATGTCCTGAAAATAATCCTAAGGAAATGAAATACACAATCACTGTTTATATTGCAAATGTATGGTTATGGGCCGAGATATTCGATATCTGGAAACAACTTGGTACACGTGTATCTACAGTATATTTGCCAGATATGAAACGTTCAATGCTTCCAACTGCAATTGCTGAAGATTTATGCAGTTTGGACGAAAATAGAGAACGGTTCGCAATTGCAATGGTATTTACTGTACATCTAACTGAGACATCTGTGTCATTCAAGACCATCCCAGAAGTTTTCCAATGCAAAATAAAAGTACAACATAATTTTGATTATGAAGAACCAACACTTCTAAAAAATGTACATTACAAACGATTGAGACACGTTACCACTGAATTAGACCATACTGTAAAAGATAGTCACGATGTTGTTGCATTTTGGATGATGCAAATGAATACACAAATGGCGTCATTGATGCGTGCACACCATTTTGGAATATATCGTACAGTACAATCCACTGATTACACTCCTGATGATTCTGTCTCTCAATTAACACAAACAACTATTGAACACGATTTATCTTCTACAGTAAAAACATTTATGCGAGTTTGGGAACAGAAAATGCACGGAGAATATGTTGTGTACAGTACAACAGACGAAATGCAAGATTTCACTCATGAAATGATGAGTGTACCAGAATATGTTCACGCGACTAGTCCTATTAGACGTTTAGTTGATTTTCTTAATCAAATATTGTGGATACAGAAAGTTGTAAAACCATTGAATATGAGACAAGAACCACAATTATTTGTACAGGAGCAATTATCAAAAATAGATGAACTAAATAAAATTATGAAAACTATCCGAAAAGTGCAATCTAATTGTGAAATCTTAGATAAAGTTACCAGAGAACCTGAATGGACCAATTGTGTTTTATCCGCAATTGTACTGAATAGGGCAGGCGATAATAAATATTCAGTATACATCGAAAAACTTCAATGGATGGCATTTGTGTACAGTAATAACGAAGAACCATTTCTTATGTACAGTATGATAAAATGTAGAATATACGTATTTGAGAGAGAAGACCAAATGCGGAAAAAAATACGTGTACAGTTAGTGGAATAGGCTTATCTGTCTGTAGACAGATATGGCGGCGCGTTAGCGCCGCACCTCCTAATATTTATTTATTTTTTATTCATAATAAAAGATAAATCATTGAGACAATTATATTATTCTCGAATGAACCCTTTGCGTATTGCTATTCTTTCTTCTGGTACAGGTTCTACTGTACAGTGCATATGTCACGCTGTAAAATATAATATATTAAACGCAAAAATAGTAACCATTGTCTCAAATATCAAACAACTAGAATGTCCAATACAAACTGTACACTCAGATTTCAAATTATACGACCCTGAAACTACTTTTCAAAGATTGAGTTGGAACAAAAAAGAACACCTAACGAGACACGATTATGACGTTTACGTTGCAGATATTCTGAAAACACAACACCCCGACCTCATCGTTTTTGCAGGATGGAAACACATTGTAACACGGTCTTTCATATCACAATTCGATAATATTATTAATTTACATCCTGCATTATACGGTTCTTTTACAGGATTAAATTGTATACAAAAAGCATACAATGCGTTTCAAAATGGTGAAATTACTTATACAGGAAGTATGGTACACGAAGTTATCGAAGATTTGGATAAAGGACAACTGATTTGTCAAATTAAAGTACCTATTTTCAAAAGCGACACATTATCAGACCTAGAGAAAAGAGTTAAGCAAAGCGAAAAGGGTATATTGATAAGTGCTATACAAACATATATCAATAAACATAATGAGACATTTATTTCTTAATCGGCTCACATAATCCTGTTTTTTTATTTCGTCGAGTACCTTTTGGACATTTGGGTGTCTTATTCTTTTTTACTGTAGAAATTTTCTT